GTTTTCTTTAAAGTAAATTTTACTGGAAAGATAGTTCGCCTGCGTCGATAGCAATCTTTGACAAGTAGTCAGCTGCGTTACCAAGAGATGAAGCTTGGTTAGTTAGCTCAACATAACCATAACGTGTCATGAATGATACTACTGGCTCAAATGTTGCTGGATCTAGTACTGTGCCTGAAGACATTAGTGGGATGTATGGGCAATAGAATGCAGCCGCATCAATTTCACCTTCGCCTTTGTAGCCAACAATAACGTTTGCATTGTCTGCTGCGTACTGGTTAACAAAAACTTTCATTGTACCGTTTAGTGTACCAACGAATTTTGTGTTTGTAGGTGCTTCAAAAGGACCTTCAGTTGTACGAGCAAATGCAGAAGTTGTTGCACTTTGTAGTACTGTTAGGATTGTTGGGCTGATAACAACCCAGTTACCTGCACCACGACGTGTGCGAGCAGCAATTAGGTTTGCTGAACGGTTGATTAGAACCGCTAGAGCCGCATGCTGGTCACCAACGAATGTAGGTGTACCTGATACGCCAGTTGACTGCTGATAAGTTGCAGAAGCTGTACCGGCTAGTGTATCTAGAGAAGTTAATACTTCCTGATCGATCTCAGCAGTAATTTCTTGTGCTAAGGCTTGCATGATTTCAGCTTCAACATCTAGGCCGTGCATTGACTGTGCGTCTTGTGCGGCTTCAAATGTCCAACGAGCTGATAGCTTGCGTGTTTTTGCTTCTACAGTCTGCTTTAGAACCTGGATAGACATTCTTCTACCAGCTTCTGCTTCATATGCTGAAGTTGAGTCTGCTTTACCTGTACTAGCATTACCTGAATAACCAGCTGCAATTGCAAATGGTGATAGTGCTTCGTCACCAGCTGCAACGCCTGCTGCTGCTTGTGAGTAACGTACACGAAGTGTGTGGATCTGGCCTACTGGACCAGTCATTGGTTGTACGCCAACTAGTTCGTTAGCGATGACAGTTGGCATGACACGACGGATTACTGGAAGGATAACTTTGTTTAGTGTTGCAATGTTACCTGCCATTGTTGTGCCTGATAAGGCTGATTCTGAAAGTTGTGTTTTTGCGTTCTCAAGAACTGTTTCCATTACAACTTTCTTGTTGCCTGTCAAACCGTCAGTAAGAGCGTCTTTAGTAACACTCCAGTTTTCAAATAGGTTTTGTGACATTTTGGTATACTCCTTAAAGTTAAATAATACCGGCTAATTTTCTTAGGTTAATAATTTCAGCGTCGCTATCAGTATCCTGTGTGCGGGCCTTGTTACCTGTAATCTCAGTCTTCTGAGACTCGTTTAGTGTAGTAGCTTTTGTTGATGATTTAACTGTTTCATTTAAAACAGTTGGCAAATACTTGTTGTAGGCTACTTTTAATTTAGTAGTTGCTACACTCTCAAGTAGATTACCCATCAATTCACGCTTGTCTTTTGATAGAGGACTTAGTAGATCGGCTAAAACGCCAGCACGTTCGGTTGCTTCCGCAATACGACTTGCTTTCTTTTCAGCTTTCTCAATTAGTGCCTCTTTCTCAGAAATAGTTGTTTGTGTTTCAGCTAGTTGCTTCTTCACTTCTTCTAATTCCTGCGCTAAGTTAGAAACTTGTGTGCCTTCCGCTAAATGCGAACCCATAAATTCAGCTGCAAAAGTTTCAAAGATCTTACGACCAAAGTTATTTTCTTTTGCTTGTTGAATATCCTCTTTAAGCATGCTAAGTTCAGTTGTCAATGTACTTTCTACAATGCCAGCTAATTTTTCACTTGCTTTAGAGATGAATTTTGCTTTAGCTTCAGCAATCATTTCTTTACCTTCTTTCACCAATTTGACTTTCTCTGCGAGAACGTCTTTTTTATCTTGGTGGAATTCATTAAGTTCAGTAGTTAGTTGCTCCATTACGAAGTCTTCTAACTGTACAAAGTTACCTTCTTGTAATTTACGATCGTCACGTAATTCTTGGATTTCTTTTTTAAGAGTTTCCATTACGAAACTATCTAGAAGTTTTGCATGCTCTGTAATTTGCTTTTGATACATAACTTTTGCTTCTACAGCAGCGTTCTTGTCCTGTGCAAATTCCGTTAATTCAGCTTTGATAGTATCAGATAGCATTGCATCTAATGCTTCTACCATCTGCTCTTTGTCAGCTTCGTAACGGTTCGCAAATTCTTCACGTAATTCAACAGTGATTTCTTCACGAGCTTCAGAAAGTTTTGCTTCCCACGCTTCGGAAAGTGTAGTACGCACCTCTTCTGAAAGTACTTCTGAACTTAGGAGTTGTTCGATTGCATGAGCCATTCTTATCTCCTAATATCTAGGTTGTTTATCAATCTAAGTACCTCTTCCTGGAGATACTTTTGCGCTTTTGCGTCATGATTGGTTGCACCAGCAACGTCCATTAAAATGTTCCCTCTTTTACCATTCATTATGGCTTCATAGAGTGGATCAGGATAAGCATCAGGAGCACTTGGGTTGGCAACAATGTCCACCGTCTGAATCTCAAATTCTGATACATTACCACTTTCTGTAACGTTACCGCTACCACGTGATGACACGCCTAGCTTTACGCCGTTCCCCAATAGTGTAATACATATTTGTCCCATTGGAGTAGGCAATAGTTTAAGTCTTCCATAACCATCTGCACCGTTCATCCACATTCTTTCGATCATATGGCTTACACGGTCAAGATTTACTTGTAAATCATCCGGATGGTCTGCTTCACCTAATACTGAGAACCCGTCATCAATCCTTTGCTGTATATTTTTAACAGCTCTGGCAATTTCTGATACTGGGTAAACTCTTTTATTTTGATTGCGTTTGTCCCCCTGAACGAAGATACCTTCCATGTATAGGTTTTTACCGCCGTTGCCATCCTCTTTAGATTCAACCACGATATTTGCCTTGTCGAAAGATAAACGTTCAGTAAGGGTTACATTACGCATAATCAATTATCCTTTTGGCTTTGGTGCAGGCTTTGGATCGCCAGCGTCTGCAGGAGCAGTTACGCCCATGTCTTTAGCTGCTGGTGCTTTTCCGCCTTTTTCATTGCCACCTGCAAAGTTAACTGGTGCAGCTTCAGAATTTGCACCTACGCCTTTGGCAGGATCTTCTTTGTTCATGTCAGCAATTGGAGAATCTTTACCGTCGTCACCACCTGTGTTTGCTGGTGCCTTAACTGCTGAAAGTTCTGCAGCTTCGTCTAGTTCTTCAACTTCTTCTTCGATTTCATCGTCTGATTCGAAAGCAAACTCTTCTTCCATTTCAGGCTCTTCCATGTCGTCCATTTCTGGCTCTTCCATGTCGTCACCGTCATCGTCGCCCATGATTGCTGCAAACTCTGCTTTTAATGCAGCTAGTGCATCTTCAACAGTGTCCATAGCTGCTTCAACGCCTTCACCGGCATCGTCATCATCATCAGCAAGTTCTAGTTCTGCATCCATTTCAGCTTCAGGATCTAATTCACCTTCGTCTTCATCTTCTGCTTCACCAAAAGCTTCTTCAGCTTCGATTTCTTCTTCATCACTTTCGATGTCGTCTAGGAAGTCTCCGGCTTCTGTGTCGCCGATTGCTTCTTCGATATCTTCTTCTGAGATTTCGTCTTCGATGATCTCATCTTGCTCTAGCAAATCATTCCAGATTTCGCGAGCTTTTTCTACGAAAGCCTCATGTAGCAGATCAGATGCTGTATCCATCTCATCATTTACTAGGGACTCTACGATTTTTTTATAACGATCTTGAGCACTCATAATAATCT